TAGTTGCTGACATGATTTACCTTTCAGTGATTAAAGATTAGCGGCATCCAAACGTGCCTTGAGTGATTCAATGATTATTTGTTGTTCTTGGATGCACTTCATCAAAGCGTATTGCAAATCGGTTTGATAAATTGACAAGCGCATTTTAGGTTCTGCATCTTTGCTTGCCCAATTGCTCTCCACAACCAACTCAGGTGCAACCGCTTGAACATCTTGAGCAACCACGCCTAATGTCAAACCACCATCTTCTTCCATGTTTTGGTCAATGTAGTTGAATGTCTGAACAGGTATTGCACAAATCTTGTTAAGGTAAGAACCGGCAGGTGCAAAGTTTGTTTTCTCTCTGCGGTCTGACAGGTTTGAGTCATTGGCTTGATAGTTAGCAATACCACCATTTGAATAAACTCTAAAACGAGTTGCAGTAGTGTCTAAAGCACTGTAAAAATAATTTGTGCCATTGTTTGGTGAGGCTCCCCAAAAATAACACTGAACACCAAATGGACTAGCATTGTTATTAAACACAACAAGTGTGTCGTCAGAAGTTGACGTTTCTACAGAATGCCAAGCACCCGCAGTATTAAAATAACTTGTTGCAGTTCCTAAAAAGTGAGCAAAACCACTAGAGGATATTCTGGCTTTCTCATTGCCACCAATGAAAAACCTATGGTCAGCGGCATAAACACTATTTGTGCAATAAACTGCTGTGCTTCTGTTGTAGTTAAGTGTTTGATTTTCGTTTGATGCAACACCGGGGTAAAATTGAAAAACTTCAGCACCAGCATTTGAAATTGTTAGTTTTGCACTATTGGATGTTGTAGTCCCCACCATCAAATTCCCACTGGCATCCAGAGTCATGTAAGTGCTAAACGACCCAATAGCACCACCAGCAGATGGGGTTCCAGCGGCTAATTGCCATGTAAACGCACCATTGCTTTGGTTAAAGTTGGTTGCGGGATTGGCGGTAATCCATCTGTAAGTTGCAGTCTCATCAAGATACAAGTTTTGCGATAAAACAGCATTGGTATTTGCGGAAGACCAAAGCGATAGGCCGTTTCCAATTTGGAATGCTTTTACGTTTGAATACCAAGCACTAGGAGTAACTCCCAAGCCCAAATTGCCTGCGTTATTAAGCCTCAACGCTTCAGCCGAACCAATGCCAAAACCAAAATAACCACCAGTATTTGTAGCCGCAGTAGATGTAACGCCAATGAAGCCTTGCATTTGGCTTACTGATGCCGAGCCATTCCAATACTTTGACAAGAAAGCAATAGTAGGCGAATTTTTAGTAGTAGCACCCGCCGTAGCGTTAACTGCGTTGATGGTCACATTTGCATCTGCGCCAATACCAAACTGAGAACCATTGGTAGGATGAACTGCTTCAAATGGCGTTGTATCAGAAACTATGCGAAATCCATTTGTACCAGTTGGTACAGTCAAAATGAGGCGTGGGTTGCTTCCATAACTAAGCGTGTCGCCTGACGCGTTATAAACCTCAAACTTTTGGGTTGGCGTAAGGCCAATGCCAAAATTGCCTGTTGTTGTAATTATGGCTTTAGCGGTTGCTGAATTATTAGTAAAAAACTGAATACCACCACCAGAGTCGGCATAAACCGCCGCATCTGTGCTTGTGTCTCCTTTTATCCAACCACTTGTACCAAATACTGCTTTTTGTACGCCATTGACGTAAGCACTAAACGCACCGCCACCAGTAGTGCCAGTATTATCTGAAGCAATTGCACCATAAGCACCACTTGTTTTGTAGTAAATACCAATTTGTTCAGCACTACGCACATCTAACTTATAAGCAGGGTTTGTAGGCCCTATTCCTAAGAATCCACCATTTCCAAGAGTCATCACTTGAGTAAAGGAAATAGGATTTCCTATTGTGCCTGACCCTGCGGTGTACCAAGCGTGGTAGCCGTCTTGCTCGTACATAGTTGCAGTACCAGAGCCAATATATTTATAACCACCGTTGTAGTAAGTGTTAGCGTTCATACGCGCATTTGCAACGCCCGATGACCATGCCGCAAAACCCGAACTTACTTGAAGCGAAGTAAATCCACTCCAAGCACTTGGACTAACTCCTACACCTACATTTCCACCTTGAGAATTTAATATTAAATCTTTAAACGCACCGCTACCTAAATAACTTGTTTCAATAACTGCTTTGGTATCATCGTGATAAAACTGCAACATATTTTGTGTTGTTGCATTGCTTGAAAGAATACGGATGCCGTTAGTTCCAGTTGTTTGGTTGACTTGTAATCTAACAGTAGGATTATTTGTACCAATACCTACATTGATTCCACTAGCCGTATAAAGGCTTGAGGAGTTGAGGGTTAGTTGTGTTGTGCCGCTAATCCCAAATGTTTGAGTAAGTGCATCTATAAAAATGTTCTTGTATGCACTCGTGGCTCGGTTGTACGATAGGATTTTTGCTGTCGGAGCCGTGAAGGAAAACTCAAGCCCTTCGCCCGTACCAAGGGTAGAGGTTATCCCCACTCCTACTCGCAACATGATATTGGAATCGAGGTTATTGAAAAACGATATGCCATTGCCAGCACTCAGCGTAGTAAACGCACCAGTAGATGCCGTAGTAGCACCCACAGTCATGCCATTGATAGTTCCACCTGTAAGAGTAGCACCGCTAGAAGCAAGTGTGTTTAGCGTAGCTGTAGAGGATGCACCAAGGGTTGTGAAGTTACCCGCAGCAGGGGTCACATTACCAATAATGCCTTGGAATGATGTTCCTGTAGCTGCGCCCAAAACTGGTGTCACCAATGTCGGAGAAGTCGCAAAGACTAATGAGCCTGTACCGGTCTCGTCAGTGATAGCCGCCAAGAGTTGAGCAGATGTTGCAACTAACGTGTTGCTTGTCAGGTTAATAGTCTTGTTGGTAAGCGTAGCTGATGTCGCGGCTTCTAGTTTGTCCGTGTTCAAATTACTGAAGTTGGTATCAACCTCTGTGTTAGTCAGGGGCGTGCCCTTAACACTGCGTAGAACAATGGTGCTCATAGATTTTTCTCCGGTACCGAACTCAACATCAAATTTTAGCTAACAGTGATTGTCCAAGTAATGCTCATGGAGTCATCTGCGCCTTTATTGACAACCGCAAATTCTGTACGGCAAAGCAATGTGCCAGCGGAAGAAGCGTTAAGAATACCTGCCTCAACTACCGCGCCAGTACCAGTACCAGCACCAAAAGACGCAACGTAAGTCACAATTGCTCCAGCGGATGCACTTGAAGTCAACGACACTCGAGCCAATTCAGTTTGCAAAGTAGTATCGCCAACTGCAGGACTACCAGTATCGCCAGAACCAATGGCCATGTGGCTCATTGCTGTAGGTGTGCCAACCATGCGGGCAGCGATAAATGTCTTACCTGTTGTTACAACAATGTTGGGGACGGTTTTATCTTCTTTGATTGTGCCATCGGGGCCAAACAGTTTGATGTTTAGTTTACCTGTAGCTTTAATGGTTTCTTGAATCATCGTAATCTCCTATGCAAATGTGCGGTACTCACCGACGTAATCAGCTTCAAAATATGTCAAGTCACAGTATCCTTGAGAGATCACCGAACCAGACTCCGAAAAAGCCAGAGTGTCTGCTACCACTTTCGATGGCGTCAAAGCTATGGCATCCGCCGTCCCGGTTGTATCCGATAACGTTTTAGAGAACGCTACAGAAACAACGTCAACAGACGTTAGTGTATCCGCAAGTGCTTTACTAAAGCTAGTAAATGTTGCACTACTTGTGCTAAATGCGTCGGATAAAGCTTTCGCAACAGTCAGGGCTTTTTCGTCTGAGACACCTAAAGTGTCTGTCAAAACCTTGGCTATGTCAAAAAAGCGGGCGTCTGTAATGGCGTTTGTATCGGTAAGATTTTTATCAATACCGCGGACAAGCCCTTCTATAGTCGCAAAAGAATCAGACAAGACTTTATCAACGCTAAAGGTAACGTTGTCTTGGAAAGCCTGTGCATCTGAGAGCACTTTAGAAACTTGCAACGCCGTTGCGTCCGTTAGCCCAAAGCTATCCGTCAAAGGTTTAGTCGAACTACGCGCCATTGCTTCCGCAACAAACGCAACATTGTTGATGTATTTCTGAAAAGCGTAAGTTGACCCATCCCCCACATCAGCGCCGTCGTTTAGACCAAACGCATCTGTCAGAACTTTATTGATCGCAAAAACGGAGTCTTCCGTAACAGTAGCCGTATCCCCTAGATTTTTACCAGCTTCTTTTGCAACAGCAGAAACAGGCGTAACAGAGTCACTCAGCGTTCGAAGCGTTGTTTTGACAATGCTAATAACTTCGGTAACAGTAACAGAATTTGCTAGTACTTTAGTAATAGCGCGGTCAATATCATCTGTCGTTACAACGGTTTCAGATTTAACCAGCCCAACAGATCGAATAACCTGTTCGGGGACTGTAACAATTTCGCGAATCTTCTTGTTCTGACCTAACTCGTCAAGGGCTGCAGAAGCCGCCAAAACGGCGTAAGACAGCGTAAACCCAGCCGAGACTGCCGAGATACTAGCTTGCGCTACCGCGGACGTTGTAGAGGCCGTTAAAAGCTCATAAGCAACTGCAGCGGAAACTCCATTCGCAGAGATGCTTGAGGTCGCCATTAGAAATCCTGACGAAGTTTAAATTTCAACAGTTCGTAAACTGTTTGGATTGTTGTATCTGCAAAAGTGATTTGAATTTCACCTTCGTAGTCTCCGGCAGCGCCGTTAAGGGATGTCGGATCGTCTGACCAGTAAAATACTACAACACCGCCAGCGCCATTGGTAACTGACCCCGTAAGCGTAGATTGCAGAGTAGTTGCACCAGCCGCACGGAATTTAAGCAAAACAGTAGCGCCAGTTATGTTGATAGCCTCGCCAGTTGTCGAGTCTGTTAGCGTAGTTACCAAATTAGGGCGAGTGTCCCCTTGGACAAGTTTAATTTTTTCAGCCATGGTTTGGAGCTCCAGATGTACTTGGGGCAATAGAAGTTGTACCTCTTAGCTCAGTGCTAAGCGCCGTTGTGTAGAGGGCATAGTGCGCCTGAGCACGACTTGCATTTGCTGAAGACTCCGCGTCTTTGCTGAACGCACGAAACAAAATGTAGTCCGCAAGCGCATTAGCAAAAACATCAGCAACACTTATATTACCACTCACTGCCGTGTAAACTGCGTTGTCAGCAGGCTCGGTAATGTCAGTTGGGTACGCTGAATAGACTGTAGAGAGCTGAGCCAACGTAGTCGCTGGCGGATACACATAAAAAACCCTAGGATCAATGGGGTCGTACATGTAGTTTGAGATGTTAACGCTAGCAGTTGCAACGTGCCACGAGGGGCTTATTGAATCAAGCATTTGGCGATTAACTTTGCGAACCACTTGTTTATCGCTTGTCGTAGCTACATTGCGCACAATGTCTATGAGCTTAGATGCCGCAGCAGGCAGGGTTTGCCTTGTACCCGATACACAAGTAAGCGTAGCGGTCGTAGCAGTGGCATCAGGGCGGTAGACAGTAATGTCTCGTTGGCCGTCGTTAAGGTAGCGTACAAGCTCGTTTGTTGCCCAGCGAACAGCGGACGCATCCTGCAAAGTTCCTACGACCCGAAGTAAAACTGATTGTGCGGAAGTAGTCATTTATAGCCTTACACAAATGGGCGTGAGCGAACGCGCATAGAACCACGAACATGGCCGTAGTTCCCCTCTATACGAGAGTTTGTAATGTGACGAGCCGTTTCCATCTGCACCTGCGAAGCGCGGGCGTAGTTAGTAAAAGGCTGATCTGGAAGAAGCATCGCCCTGTAGATTGCTCCCGACACAACGGGCTCGATCCAACGGTTATACAAGTCGTCTTCGAGCTGCGTAGCTGTCATAGCTGGGCGCAGCGCAACTGTCGTTACCAGTCTATAAACATCATCTGGGGTTGGCAAAAGCCGAAGAACAAACTGTGAGTCTGTACGGTCGACATAAAAAGAACTAGGGATGCCAGAATCTACGGGTAAGTACCTAGGAAAACTTTCGGCCATGTCGCCGACAAGAGGAATGCCGTCAGCAGTAACACCAAGAACACGACTAATAATTAGTTGCGCAGATGGGCTATCTAAGTCGTATTCACCAATGTCGGCAACAGTAGAAAATGGATCGAGGTTCTGCCTGAGAACCTGCGATTTTTCACAAAACTCAATAGCGGATGTCAGCAACATTTGATCCACCACCGGCTCGGGACAACCGGGCAAGTGGGGCAGAATGCGCGAATAAAAAGCACTAAGAGCTTTCATGACGTACCTTACAGTTCGATCTGAGGCTCAGCGGGAACTTCGGTAATCTCAGGTTCAGGCGCTGCCTCAACGGATTCTACCAGTTCAGTAGATTTTTTGCGAGACTTTGATGGTGTTTTTGTTTCATCAACATTAGACTGCAAATTAGCCAAAGTCTGGCCTTCTTCTGTGTACACCCAATCGTGCTCAACTAAACGAGCAAGAATAACAATTTTCCCGTCAACAGTAGCACGGGCTTTGTTTGCAAGAAACTCACCACCAAGGCGAGTCGTAAGGTCGATCACGTTCATAAAAATCTCCTATTAAAAAAGGGGCTCCGAAGAGCCCCTTTATTGTGCCACCGATTAGGCGCTAAGAACAGCGCCCCAGTTTTCGTCACCTAAGCTGATGTAAGCACCAGACATGTTAGCGGCCAAAGCCTTAGCAGCATTAGCAGAACCGTTGTTAATTTTGCCGCCAGTATTGGGATACACGTTTAATGCAACACCAGAACTATTAACAATATAAACGATTTCGCCAAGGCCGTAGCCTGTAGGCAACTTAACGCCGTCGCTGGCGTTGCCAGTTGTAACGTAGTTGATAGCAGAATTCAAGGCAGTAGCACCGGCTTGAGTTTGAGTAGTACCAGCTGTTGCAGCTTCATAGCCGCCAACCGCACGACCAAATTGAGTTGAATAAGTCATTTTAAATCTCCAAAATAAAAGTTAAAAACGGGGGCCGAAGCCCCCAGTTTATTAGGTTGTACCGACTTGAGCAACAACCAAAGCCTCAGGCTTAACAGTCTTACGACCGTAGACAGCCAAACCGCGGACGATATCGCCGAAGTCTGTTTGGTTACGCAAAGGTTCTGTCTTGTTTACAGTCATGGCAAAAGACATCGCTGCCTTGGTGCCAGCAACCATGACACGACGGGCTTTAGCGTCAGCCAAAGTAGCGCCAGTAGAGGGAGCAGTCAAACCAGCCACCAAAGCCTTACCTGCTGCGCCGCGTGGGAGCAAGTTAGACACGTAAACTGTGAAACGATCCAACATACCGATCTTGCCGCTACGGATGGTCGACTGAGCGTCGCCAGTGAAGTAGGCTTGAGCGATGTTAGATTGCATCAACAGGTGACGGTCGAAGGGGCTGATAATCAACCAACGGCCATCTTCAGGAACGTTCTGCTCGTCCAACACTGTGGACATACGCAGAATACCCTTGAGCACGTTCTCAGGAGTGGCTTGGTCGATAGGAGCTGTGTCTGTACCCAAGTTGTAGGCAGCAGAGATAGCACCAGCACCAGAACCTTCGTTAGCAGCAGCAGGGCCTTCAGTGACCATGTTGTTGAAGAAAACTTCGTTTTCAATAGAAATTTTCAACTGCTTGGCAGCGTCTTCTGTGAACATGTTCATCAAGTTCATGTCAGACTGGTATGACAAAACGTCGTTTACTTGAACGCCGAAGTACTTACCCTTGTTCACTTGCATATCTTGGAAGATAGGAGTGGGGACTTCGTAAGACAAGTTCTGGCCAACAGTGTAGTCAGAGATGCTGATTGAAGGAGCCAAACGGATACGGATGGTATCGCCTTGGTTCTTCAACTCGCCTTCGTAATCGGTGTTAGCGATTTCAGACAACATTGTGTTTTGGTAAA